ACCAGCTATGAAGTCTTCAGCGATTTCTCCTTTTAGACCTCTTTCGACTGCTAGTTCATTTTCTTTCATCCATTCTTCTACAACATAGTTCATGTATGTATCTACTTTTTCTGTAAGTTCAGCTTTGTTAGATTTAATACCTTCTGCTATTTCGTTGTCATAGTTTTCTTGAAGTCTTGTGACTTCATCACGAACTTTTGATTTAACTGCAGATTCGAAAACAGTAGCTGCTTTCTTTTTAAACTCATCTGTTAAGTCACCTTCTCCACTCATTAGAGCTTCAACATGTTCTGTAACATCTATAGTTTTAATTCTTTGTTCTACAGCTTCTTTCTGTAAAGCTTCTTTTTCTTTATCTTCTTCTGTTTGTTCATGTGACATTTCTTTTGCCATCATTTCTTTCATTTTGTTGTAAGTAGCTTTGACCATTTCAACAGGCATGTCTTTCATTTCTGTTTCCATGTCTTTCATTGCTTTAATCATTTCCATTTTATCCATTTCTTTGACTTCTTCTTTTTCAGCAATTATTTCTTGTCCGTCTTCTACTTCAACAGTATCTCCAGCCGCTAAAGGTTTAGCAACTTTCTTTTGACCGTCATTTGGTGAATCACCAGAATCTGGTTTGCCTTCACTTTTCTGAGCAGCATCGCCTTTAACTTCTTTTGCTTTTTTACCAGCGGAAGTACCAGGGCCAGACTTATCAGTAGGTGATGTTACTGCAGGGCCCATATCTTGTACTTCGCCTCCAGGTGTAACACTTGAAGCATCAGAAGCTTTTAACGCAGGTTCAGCTGAAGCTGCACCTTTCTTAGGAGCATCCGCACCATTGGCTTCTTCTAACTCACTAAGGACTTCTGCCTCTAATTCTTCAATAGTTTTTTCGATTTCGCTCATTGGATATCTCCTAGTTAAATCTATTGTTATTAATTAATATCTTTTTCGTTATATTAACACTTATTTATACATTATAACAATTTGAGGAATTTAGCAAACTCCAAATTTTGTTCTAACGCTTGTTTTTTCCGAATTCTAGAGTTGATTCTTTCTTTCGCTTCTATTAACTCAGATTCTACAAGTGCTCCATGATTCCATACCCACTCTTTACCTTCCATGATACCTTCTACGAAAGCACTAGGAGCCGATGGGTCGGAAACGATATCAGCAGCTGTAGCCAAATAAAAATCATTTCTCACATAATTACTACCATCTTTCTTTTGTTCTAAACTTCCCATTCCTCTTGAAGAAACACCAAGTTTAGCTCCCTCATCCATAAGGGTCTTAACGATTTCACCCATAGGTGTTGCAAGTATCTTAGCTTCTCCTATAAAGTTTTTACCGTCAGGGTAAAGTGCAGTTATCATGTGAGAAGCTCTTTCTAAATTTATTGTTGGACCTTCTGGGTGTCCTAATTCACCATAAGCACGCTTCTCTTTGATGAATTCTTTATTATATCTGTTAACTTCTTTTTGAAGTATTTCCATTGGATATACACGGCCGTTCTTGTTTTTAATATCAGCCTGCATAAAGATACCTTTAATTTTATAATCTTTCTTTCCGTTTTCTTTTTCTTCAGTAATGTACTCTACATCACTTACAAATTCTTCGGATATTAATTTTACTTTATTACTCATAATTCTCTCTATGTTGTGTAGTTAGCATCCTTTTTAAATTCTAATATAACGAAACCAGATGTTCCTCTTGTTTGTGCATTTATATCAGATGATGTTGCTGTTGTATTTGTAGCACTTCCTAAAATCAAACCTGCAGAACCATCATAGTGGCCACTTCCAGCAAGTTGTAATGCAACTACATTAGCAGATGCTCCAATAAATTTAATGATACAATCACCTGTATTTGCAGCGGCAGTTCCTTGTGTTAATCCCCACCATGCTCTTGATAAATCTAATTTTGCTCCATTTGCAAAACCACTTAAACCATGTGCATCAAGAATTAAGTTATCCGCAGTATCATTGTCAAATATTGCTTTAACTGTGACAGTTCCACCAGCTCCAGCAGCATTTACTATTGTATCTCTTAATGTTGTTGTTACGAATGACATTAATTAAACTCCTATTAAATCGACAGTACTTCTTTTTCAAAGTACGAAATTAAGTCCTTTTCACGAACCCTATTCTTCTTACTTACTGTTTTTATTGTTTTATCGAAAGTATTTAGGAAATCATTAGGTTTCGCATCCATAACCTTAAAGATATCATCCACCGCGGACTTCATCTTAGGGGATAATTTCCTATATTCTTTAGACTTCTTATGTTCATCTTTTTCTAAAAAAGGTTTATAAAAAGAATCAAACTTTATCGCCATCTCCCTCATCCTGTGTGACAGAAGACTTAACAAATGTATTTGCTACTTCTTTTCTTTTTGTTTCTAGTGCATCTGCTACTTTTGAAGAAATTGTATCTTTAAAAGCTGTTTCAGCACCTAAGTTATCACCATCGGACAAAGCATCTATTATATCTTTAGTTTCCGCCATTGTTATCTCCTTTATTATTTACTCCGTCAGAACCTTCCATATCTTCTGGTGATATGAATCCACCTGTTGCATCTTGTGGGTATCTTGTAATACCATCAGTAGCATCTGGCATATCTATTCCACCATCATCAACATCAGTTCCAGCTTCTTTATTAATTTGATTCTTCATTTCATCAATTTCAGCATCTGTCATATTCAATACATTTTTTTGTACCCATTCTTTACTATAGAATGTTCCAATATATGATTCAATAGAACCTAAGTTATTTATCCTATCTTGCATCAATTCTGCTTTTTTTAATTCAGCAAAATGACCATCTTGTAAAAAGTTATACTGAATGTGTTCTTTCATAGTATCCCAATCTTCTATGGTAACAATACCTTTTAGAATTAATTGAGCTTTTAACATATCAGTAAAAATAGGTGTAAATCTTTTTCTTAGTCTTTGTACAAACTTAGTGAATTTTAATTCATCTCTTGTAATCTCTGTTGAACGACCAAGACTGAAACCACTTTCAGCTTCCATTCTAGAGATAGGTACATTTAATGAACGATATAATTTGTTTTGGAAATATTTTATATCTTCTATCTCACCTAAGTTTTGTCCACCTTGTAGTGTAGTAATTTCTGTACCACGACCACCTTCTCTACGAGGTAACCAAAAGTCTTCTAACATTGACATGTGATTTCTGTCATCACGAATCTCACCAGAAGAAGAATCATAAACTAGTTTGTTACGATAACGATTCATAACATCTTTTAGATATTGTTCTGCTTTTATCTTTGGAAGATTACCTACATCAATATAAAATATTCTTCTTTCAGGGGCTCTAGATATTCTGTATATAACTACAGAATCTTCAATCATTCTTAATTGATTTACGGGTTTGATTGCTTTGTGTAAATGTGAAAGTACATGACCTTTGTTTTGGTCAATTAAACCAGATGGTACATATGTAATAGAATCATCTGCAATTTTAATACCTTCGTTTAGTTGTCCTGCACTTAATCCTTTATCATTGTATAGGAAAAAGTCTTCTACACCTTTTACGATATCTAAAGATGTACCAGGTTTTTTATCTTTATTAACCTGTCTTACTTTTCTAATTTTTCTAGGGTCTATGTATCGTACTTCAACGACACCATTTTTTGGATTTTTTTTATCAATTACTTTATGATAAAAAATTCTACCATCAATATACCATCTTCTAAAAATGTCATGTCCTTTTACATCAAAATCTAAAAGTGACAATACAGTATCAAACTCTCCACGAATTTTTCTTTTAATTGATTCGGTATACTCTAATCTATCAAGAACAATAGATACTGCCTGGTCTCTTTCATTGGATACAACAGCCTCATTAACTATATCCTCAATCGCCGAATCACACTCTGGTTGTTGTGAAATCTCACGATATCTACGGATTAAGTCAACCTCATTTCTTTCTCTGCCGTCTGTATCTAATACTTGACCAAAAAATCCACCCCCTGCTATTTCGACTGCGCCGTCATCTGCTGGGGGTACTGTAAATTTTTCTTGACTTTTGGTGTCTTTGATTTTCTCAAATTTAAAACCAAATAGTTCTGCCATAATAAAATCTCCTTTATTGTCTTTTATTTATAAGATAAAAAAAGACTGTTTTAGAAGTTCACACCACTAAGTGAGTAGTTTTGATACTGCCAAGTACATGAAAATTCTCCAATTGCTGTTCCAGCTGAAGAATCTAATGCAGGTGGAGCACCAACAGTAGTAGGCCATGCATTCTTAAAGATGTATGTCTTTAATACTGTATCATCTCTATCTAACATTTCAGCAGTTAAGTCTGTAGCATAATCTGCTAATGAGTTAACACCTGTATTAGTATCAAAGTCATTGATACCATTTGACCATCTTTGTAGTGCGTTCATAATCATGAAGTCTGTGTCCATGTAAAATTCTGTATCCCAAGTACCTGAAGTATCTCTATCTCCAGCAATTTGGATTTGTCTACCTCTATAACTTATTGGTAATGGTGCTATGGTAATAGCAGGTAATGTAGTACCTTTACATAGAAAAGAAGTTCTTCTAACATCTAGTCCTATTGAAATACCTGGTGGTGGTGTAATTGTTACACGAAACTGATTGGTACGATATCCGCCACCAATTAAATTTGCCTTAAAGTCATCTATCTGTGCCATGATTAACCTCCCACCTCACTAAACGCAACACCTGTACGAGTAGCAATAAAGTTTAATGTAATGAAGTTAATAGAACGAGCAGGTTTAACAAATATGTCTGCAACAAATTCGTTTCTATCAATTACACTACCTGTGTTATTTGAAGCATCACACTTGACTAAGAAGTCTGTAATACCTCTACGGCCTTGAACATCTCTTAGGAAAGGTTCAATTAAACTTCTAAATTGTGCTCTTGTAAATTCATCATTGAATTCAAAGAGTTGAAACTTAGCAGCTGTAGCAATTGCTTTTTCTAATACTAAGAATAGTCTTCTAACATTAATTCTGTCAAAAGCACTTGGTTTAGTTTGAGCAGTTTTATCACCGAATAAAGTCACACCTTGACCAGGGAAGTTAACAACAGGGTTAACTCTTGCTTGATAAAGAACATCTCTATCAGCCTTGTCTGGGTTAAATGATAATTTGATTGCTCCTCTAACTGTTCCTCTTGTAAATCCAGCTGGTGAGAACCATGCGTCAGCAACATTATCTGTATTGGCACATAATCCAGCAGTTGAACCATTTAGAGGTACATGTCTATAAGCATCATTGTATTTGTCATACATGTACATATATCCACTATCGAATACCATGTAAGATGAGCTTGGACATAAGTCAGCAGCAACTCTTACATTACTTGCTTGTTTAGAAGATGTTGTGACACCGACTGTAGCAGAACGATATGGTGAAACAAATCCAACACAATCTTTTCTACCTTCTACTAGTTGAGTAATCATTGTAACATGAGTATCATGACCTGTAGATGTATCAGCAACGATACTTGATGAACCACCGATAACTAAATTAATATCTTCTGATTCTGTATCTTTAAACTTATCATATGCAAGTTCGATTTCTCCAGCAGTAGTAGAATAGTCATCTGTTCCACCTGTTAGAGTATCTATTGTTGTTGTTGTGACAGCTGTATAAGCGGCTGTAGTATCAGTTCCCCAATTACTACCAGCACTTATATGGTCTGTCCAATAAATGAAATTTGATTTAGCTCTAATTACATCTGGGTAGTAAATACTATCACCTTGTGGTGATTTAGCAGATGAGTTCTTAGACATATTACCAAATGTTTCGATAACAGCTTTTGTTCTATTTCCAGCTGTATCTGTATCGAATCCTGTTATTAAACCATCAGCATCAGCAACGACTACATGTAGTTCATCACCTGTACCACGACCATTGTTTGTATTATAGTCTGATGTGCCAGGAGCACCTTGAAATAAATCAGCATATTTCCAGCGTCTTTTGATTTTAGAATCGTTTGGAATTGCAGTTTGTAAACCAGCACCACTTGGGTCATCTTTTAATCTGACTGTTAGTGCATTTGTTGATGTATTGATTGCAGTTACTTGATATTCATTAAAGTCATCTACTGATACTGTGTTTGCTGTATCTGAATAGAATGATATTAAATCACCTACATTAAATGCATAACCTGAACCATCAGCATCATCTACTACAATAGTTGTATCTCCTACAGCAACATCTGCTTGGTTTACTAAGTTATTTGTACTTAAATCCTGTTCGTATGCAGTTGCACTTGGACATATTTCTACTCTTAATGAGTTACCCCATGTTCCAGCAGTTCTTGCAGCCCATTCTCCATGAGAACCTTGACCTGTTGAGAAACTTGCATCATAGTGGTCTAAATCTCTGATTAGTATACCAGAGTTTGCTCCAGCATTTACTATAGCACTCTCTGCTCTAACCACTTTAAGTGAATCTGTATATTTTAAAAAGTTTGCGGCACTAAAAAATGTTTCGAATTGATTACCAGTTGTTTTTGGTTTACCGAATATTTCTACTAGTTCTTCCTCACTAGAAATATTAACGATTGATGATACTGGTCCTTTTTCAAAAGCTCCAGCAATTGCACCAATACTAGTTGCAACGGCAGGTACAACATTGGTTAAATCGACTTCATTTACTTGTACGCCTGGTGACACTAAAAACGCCATTGACTTACTCCTATTAATTATAAAGTTTATTC